CAGCGCGGGTAGCGTGGCGGTCTGCGGTGCGCACCGCGTCGAGATGGCTGACAACGCGCTGCTGATGATTCACAACCCTTGGACGTACATGGCCGGTGGCAGCGATGAGCTGCGCAAGATGGCGGACATGATGGACAAGGCGCGGGACGGCATCGTCGCCAGCTATCAGCATCGGCCGCTGACTGTTGATGAAGCCGAGCTCATTCGGATGATCGACGCAGAGACGTGGCTAACCCCAGCCGAGGCGAAGGCTTTCGGTTTCGTTGACGAGATTCTCGGCGAGGCCCAGCCGCTGGCCCGCAACGCAACGATGGGCAAGATCCTCAACCGTTACCGCAACGTTCCCGAGTCCGCTCGCGCGCTGCTGGCCACCGTGGAGCCTGAGCCTGTCGTGGACGACCCGGCGCCCGCAGATGATCCGGCGCCGGAGCCTCAGTCCCCGGAGGCCGCCAGCCTGGCCGCACAGCTCGCCATCGATTGTGCCGCTGCTGGTTTATCGGCCTGTCTGCCGGCGCTCATCAAGGCCAGCGGGCTCAGGAGCGCTGAGGCTGTAAAGGCGACCTTGGCCCGGGCCAAAGAAATCCGAGCTGTGTGCCTGGTGGCGAAGCTGCCTGACGAAGCCGCAGGGCTGATCGAATCAGGCGCCACCGCTGACGAAGCGCGCCTGAAGCTGTGGGACAAGGTAGCCACGGCCAGCGGCCAGGTCGAAATCGACAACCGCCCGCCGCTGGACAACCAGCCGCAAAACACTGCAACCCCAACCCCGGTGCCGAGTGATGTCTATGCGACGCGCCGCAATAAAGCCTCGAAAGGAGGAAAACAAGCATGACCATTAAAACCGAAGGCGTGCACGCCGGCGAGTTCCTCCACTCGGAGGCCAACGGCTCGCGTAGCCGTGAAGAGGTAGTGATTTGCGCGGGCTCCGGCCGGCTGGCCGCCGGCACCTTGATTGCGCTAATCACTGCCACCAACGCCCTTACGCCGACTGCAAAACCTGGCAATGCCGGTAACGGCATCATTGGTTCGGTGACCGTCTCCAGCGCCGCCGTCAGCGGTATCTACACGCTGAAGATCGTTGAAGCAGCAGCCAATGGTGGCGAGTTTGAACTGCTAAACGCTGAGAGCTACCCCATCGGCGAAGGTGTGGTCGGCCAGCCCTACAACGGCAATGGCCTGGCGTTCACGCTGAGCGATGGTTCGACGGACTTCGTGGTCGGCGACAGCTTCACCTTGAACGTGAAGGCGAACCTGGGCGAGCACACCGCTTATGACGATGACGGCACTGACGATGGTCGCCGCGCCGCCACCGGCATCCTGTACGCGCCGGTAGACGCCACGCTCAACGACGTGCGTGCGGTGAGCGTGGCTCGCGACGCTGAAGTCGTGGAGCGCCTGCTGACCGGCTTGGATGCCAACGGCCGCGCTGACCTGCAGGCCAAGGGCATCATCATTCGCCCCTGATTTGCCTCACTCGCAACGACTCTTACCCCACATCCCCTAAGCCCCGCTATTGCGGGGTTTTGCATTTCTAGGAGTTATCTTAATGGCTGAGATCAGCATTTTCGAAGACGAGGCCTTCACCGTTGAAGGTTTGCTCGCCGTCGTTAACCAAGACCACGTAGTACCAGGTCAAATCGCCGCCGCGGGCTTGTTCGAAGAACGCGGTGTGAGCACCACCACCGTGCAAATCGAAAAAGACGGCATGACCCTGCAGCTGGTCGAAGCAAAGGCGCGCGGCGCTGGCGGTCAGATTGTGATTGCGGACAAGCGTTCGTTGATCCCTTTCAACACCGTTCACCTGCCGCAGACCTTCACCATCCTGGCCGATGAAATTCAGGGTATCCGCGCTGTTGGTAGCCGCACTGAACTGCAAAGCGCCCAGGCTGTGGTTGCAGCCCGCATTGAAAAATGCCGCCGCCAGCTGGATCTGACCCACGAATATCAGCGTATTGGCGCAATCTTCGGCCTGGTGATTGACGCCGATGGCGTGACTCCATTGCTGGATATCTATCAGCGCTTTGGCATTGAGCGCCCGGAGCCGTTCAGCATGGAGCTGGACGATCCGGACACGGACGTGAGCGTTCAATGCGTCGAAGTGCTGGACCAGCAGGAGGACGCTCTCGGCAACGTTACCAGCACCGGCGCCCGTGCTTATTGCGGCAGAAATTTCTGGAAGCTGCTGACCTCCCACCCGAAGGTGCGCGATACCTACCTGGCCAGCGAGGCAGCGTCTGCACTGCGTGGTGACCGTCGTGAAGGGTTCGAGTTCGGCGGCATCCTCTGGGAGCGCTATCGCGGCAAGCTGAATGGCCAGCCTTTTGTTGCTGAGGACAGCGCGGTTGTCGTGCCGGAAGGCGTACCGGAGCTGTTCATCAGCGCATTCGCGCCGGCGGATTACATGGAAGTGGTCAACACCGAAGGCCTGCCGTACTACTCCAAGCTGGAGCGTATGAAGTTCGACAAAGGCATCGAGGGCGAGGCCCAGTCCAACCCGCTCCACCTGTGCACCAAGCCGCTGTCGGTCATTGAGCTGACCATCTAATCATGGCCGGCTTCAGCGATCTCATCAGCGACATGGATGACATGGTGATGGGAAGCCTGAGCGATGGTGAGGCGCAGTACCGCTCCCGGTCGGGGGTGGTGCTGGCCGCAGCGGTGCCCGTCATCGTTGAGCGCAGCGCGGAGCGCGTGAGCGAAATCAGCGGGGCGGTTGACCGCGTGCGCACCCACTGCGTGCAGAAGCGGCTTCTTCAACCGTTGGACCTGGGCGGCAGCTTTGTCATGGACGGCAGGGCTTGGAACATCGACGGCATTGTCGAAGATGACGGCCACCTGATCACTTTCTACGTGGTGTCCTGAAATGCATATCCGAGACGTACAGAGCGAGATTATCTCCGCGCTGAGCACGCTGCTGTCTGGTATCGCTGAAGTCGAGGAGGGCGACGTGCGCGCCATCTTCGATAGCGACGATGACAACCGTCCGGACGAGTTCATCGTCCTGCAGCCCGGCACGACCACTGAAGTGCAGAGCGCTGCGCTGCGCATGCCTAACAGCGTGCAGGAGCAAATGGTGGTGACCATCGTGCTGGTGAGCAAAAAACGCCAGTACGCCGCGGGGCTTCGCGCGCTGCGCCTGGCTGTGAAGGTCGCCACTGCCGGTCAGAAATGCGGCCTTCAGAGCGTTAGTGGGATCTCCTCGGCTGGCTTCCAGCAAGAAACGCCCACCCTGCCTGGCGGGGGCAGCCGCTGGGCTGCTCGCGTCATGCCTCTCCAAGTCACCTACACCCAGCCGCTCAAGTAGCGGCATTCATTTTTAGGAGTATTGCCCCATGCAATATGCAGCAGACCGCTCGCTGATCGGCTTCGGCGCGATTGGCGCCAAGCCTTGGCAGAGCAAGCGCGGCCATCTCGAAGTCGGCAACAGCACCGACCTCAAGATTCAGCACGCATCCGAAAAGAAAACCCTGCGCAACTTCCGCACCGGCATCGGTAACAACAACGCCAAAAGCCAGATCACCGGCATTACCGGCAGCTTTACGCTGTACGACTGCGGCCCGTCTCAGCTCGCGCTGATCGTTCGCGCCAAGGTCACCGGCGTCGCGGCGGGTGATGTTGCCAATGAAGCCCACTCCACCGGCGGCCTCGCTGGTGAAATGATCGTTTTCAAAGACCTGGTTGACACCTCGAAGGACGTCACCGTGGCAGCGCTTCCAGCCACTGCGACCACTTCCGCTGTCTCCGGCAACGCGGGTAACGGCACGGTGGGCTCCGTTGCAGTGAACGGTGCTGCGCCAGGTGCTTACGCCTTGGAGTTCAGTTCCGCCACCGCTTACACCGTCGTTGGTCCGGAGCCCGCTACTGCCGTCATTGGCAGTGGTACGGTCGGAAGTCCCTTCACCGCTGGCGGCTTCGGGTTCACCGTCACCGCTGGCAGCACCCCGTTTGTAGCGGATGATGCGTTCACGCTCACCGTAGCCGCGGGCAGCGAAGTCGAGGCGGGCGTTGACTACATCGTCACGCCGTACGGCATCCAGTTGCTGGAAGGGTCGCAGATCGGAACGCGTGGCGTGGTGGTCAGTTATTCCCGCATCAAGGCGAGCGTGGCCGAAATCCTCGCAGGCGCAAGCACTGAGCAAAGCCTGCACTTTGCCGGCCTCAACGATGCCCAGGACGGCTTGGCCTACGATGCGACGTTGCACCGCGTGAGCTTTGACGTGATCGCGGAGCTGCCACTGAGCGGCGCCGAGTACGTCTCCTACAGCGTGACCTTTGAGCTGCTGGAGGACTACACCCGGATCGGCGATGACCTGTCGAAGTACTACACCATCCGCCAGGCTGAAAAGGCCGCGGCATAACGACAGACCGATCTGTTTCAACCTGAGCCCCGCACATGCGGGGCTTTTTATTGCCCGGAGAAAAGTGCATGGCAATCAAGGATCGCTTGATCCAGTTCATTCTGCGTGGCAAGGACGAACTGTCGCCGGAGGCTAAGAAGGCGGCCGAGGCTATCGAAAAGCTTAGCGAGGAATCGACCCGGCTAGGCCAGGAGCTGGACAGTGCCAAAAATGCTCAGGGGCTGACCAACTCCCTGAAGAATACTACGCGGGCGGTTGAGCAAAGCGAGCGCATCCTCAGCCAGGCAGAGACGCAGGTCAAAGAGCTCCGTGATGCATTGGATCGCTCTCCGGGTTCAGAGGGGCTGAAGCAGTCTCTCAAGCAGGCTGAGCGCGAAGTAACCCGCACCAACAGGCAGCTGGTTGCTCTACGCGACAACCTGAAAGAGCAGGAGCAAGCGGCGAAAGCCGCCGGTGTTGATACAGCCAATCTGGCCAACGAAGAGGAGCGCCTTTCCAAGCGGGTGACCGAGGCAAAAACCTCGCTAGCCTCCAACACTGAGCAGCTCAAAGCATTGCAGCGCGAGCAAGCTGCTGCAGCGCGCGGTGCGGCTGAGCATGCTTCAAGGATTGTTGCTGCCCGCGACGCGATGGCGTCCGGAGTCCGCCAAGCGGTGGCTTTCGCCGCAGCCTACGTCTCAATCAGTGCCGCTTTCAATCTGGTGCAGAGAGGGCTTGGTGTTGTGCGTGAGGGCATCTTTTCGATGCTCGGTACCGGCGATCAGTTCGAGCTGCTGGGCAAGCGGCTAACCTCGCTGATGGGGTCTGTTGCCGGCGGTGAGAAGGCTACTGCCTGGATCAAACAGTTCGCCAAGGACACGCCTCTCGAAGTCACCGACGTGACAGAGGCCTTCGCCCTGCTCAAGAGCTACGGGCTTGACCCCATGGGCGGCTCCCTGCAAGCCATCGTCGATAAGAACGAAGAGCTGGGCGGCGGCATGGAGCGTCTGACGGGCATCGCCAGTGCGCTCGGCCAGGCCTACGCGAAGCAGAAGCTACAAACCGAGGAGATCCTGCAACTGGTGGAGCGCGGTGTGCCGGTATGGACTCTGCTGGAAAAGGTAACCGGCAAGAACACCGCTCAACTGCAGGACCTGGCTACCAAAGGCAAACTCGGGCGCGACGTGATCAAGGCACTGATCACCGAAATGGGAAAAAGCTCGGAAGGCGCTGCCGCCTCCAGCATGGGTACGTTGACCGGGTTGGTCAGTAACCTGAGCGACACGTGGTCTGGTTTTCTGGATAGGATCGCAAAAAGCGGGGCGCTGGATTACGTCAAGGGCAAGCTTTCTGGCCTCGCCGATTACATCGATGAGATGGATAAAAATGGCATCTTGGACAAGATCGCGCAGGACCTCTCCAACGCGTTCGTGGGTGCCAGCGAGTCAGTCAGTGAGTATCTGAAGTCGCTGAGGAAACTCGATCTGGGGAAATTGTCGGAAGATGCTTCGAACCTGTCGAAGAAGATCGGGCCGGCAATCGATCTGACGGTTACCGCTGGCAAATATGCTACGGCCACGCTGACGACTGTCTGGAATGGCTTTTCGTTGCTGGTAAACAGCACCGCCGCTGTTCTGGCCAAAGGGGTGCAGCTGTCGGCCGGTAACCTGATTCGGGCCTACGGTGGAATCGCCGGATTGGTCGGCGGTGACGAAGTAAAGGCCCGGGCAGAAAACCTGTATCAGATGCTCGCTGAAACCAGTGATGGATTCGTTAAGCAGGCGGCGACTGACATTGAACAGATTGGTGAAGCCTGGGACTTCATTGATCAAAAAGGAGCGAACAGCACCCAGCAAGCGGCAGAGCGCGAGGAAGAAAAAACCGCGAAGGTCCAGTCCGAACTGGACGTGCAGCGCATGCTCAACCAGGCACATGCTGACAACCTGGTGGCACAGCAGCAGCGGGTGGTGGATGCTGCCGCATCAGGGCGGTCTGCCATCGTAGATATGGCCAATGCCGTGACGCTGATCGACACCGCGAAAACGGTGCAGCAGTTGGAGGGGCTGAGGGATGCACTGCTCACTGCTTACCAAGATGGGAAGTTGAGCCAAGAAGAATTCACCAACGCCACCAGCCTGCTGAACACCAAGCTGAAAAGTACGGGGTCAGCGGCTACGGATGCGGCTGACGGCGTGTCTGATCTGACCGACAAGCTTGGCGACCTGAAGTCAGTTCAGGAGGCGATCAGCAGTGCGAAAACCGGTGTCGATATCACCAATATAAACACTGCGTTGCGCAAGCTTTACAACGACGGAACCATCACTGCGACTGAGTACAACGACGCAGTTATCAAGGTCAGCGCCCGCCAGAAAGAGCTAAAGCAGGCGATTGACGACAGCCGCAAAAGCCAGGACGCCAAAAACGCCAGCGATCAGGAGTCGATCAAGACCAGCGAGCAACTGCGGCGCGAGTCGGGCGAGCGCATGGAGGCAGAGCGCCAGGCTGGCGACCAAGCAATGCAGGATCGGCGCAAAGGTGCAGACAGTGCCCAACAAGACATGCAGGCAATGGGGGACTTCTTTGGCGGCGTGATGACGCGTGCCCGTGAGCCCCTGGCTCAGATGAGCGAAGCTGCCCTAGCTGCTTTCGACAAGCTTCAAGGGCTTAGTACGGTGGATATGAGTCTAGATACCTCTGGGCTCAAGGAAACGACGGCATCCCTCCAAAAGGCGACAGACGCCCTGGCGGAGATGGAGGCTGCTGCCATTACCGTTGGTGCCTCTGGTCTGGGCAAATGGATGGCCGATACGGCATTGCGTAGTCAGGAGCTGCAGGTGCAATTCCTTAAGCAAAAGCAGTCGATGCAGAGTCTCTTGGACGGCTACGAGAACGGCGATATCACTCTGGAGGATTTTACCAAGCGCGCCGCCTCGGCCCGCAACGGGCTGAACCTGTTGAACGACTCCGATATGCGAACCCTAGAAGGGGCGTTGGAGAGCGCACGGCAAAAAATGGAGCAGTTGCAGCAGGGTAGCCAATCCACGTTGGCCAGCCTTCAGGAAGAGCTGATGGGGCTTCGTGGCGAAACCGAAGCCTTGGAACGCAGCAAGTTCAACAGCCGGCGCGCTGACCTCCAGCAGCAAATTGTTGAGGCTCAGAAGTCCGGTGACTCCACGTCGTTGGCCAATCTGTATAAGGCAATGAGCACCCTCAGCCAGATCGAGGAAGCAACATCCCAGCAACGCCAAAGCCAGGAGCAGGCCAAGCGTGTTGAGCAAAATGCTGCTGCTCCTGAGGCGCCTCCCGCTGCCCCGACCAAAATCATCCGATTGGAATCCCGGGGTAAAACGGTCGACGTTGCAGTGAATAGCAGCACCGATGAAACCAACTTGCTTAGCATCCTCGAGGACGCAGGGCAGAGGGCAATTTAATGCCAATGAAGCTGCATAGTCTCGATCTGTCTGCCGACCCCAACTTGGGGGGTGACCAGCTCGAATGGACGGATGAATTTGACTGGGACCCCGTGGCACAGGAGCAAGAGCGGGCGTTGAGCGGAGCGCTTCACATCAGTGAGGGCGTCAAGCTTTATGGGCGCCCAATCACTCTGGCCAGCAATGATGGCGCGTGGTTTACCCTTGGCACGGTACGGGCGCTGGAATGCCTTCGTGATCAGATAGGGGTCCAGATGTTGCTCCAACTACCTACGGGCGAAACGCACTGGGTAACGTGGAACCGGACTGACAGCGCGCCTC